CAAGCGATTTTATTCTTGTTTCTCCTGACAAGGACATGAAGCAGATCAGCTGCAACCTATTTAATGGAAGTGAGCTGGTCCAAGTAACACCTGAAGAAGCCGACTACTGGTTCTGGACACAATGCCTTACGGGCGACCCGGTGGATGGCTACAAAGGCGTACCTGGCATCGGCGCTAAGGGCGCTCAAAAGATCCTGGCTAAGGCTGAGAATCCATGGCAAGCAGTTCTGTCCTGTTATGAAAAGGCAGGCATGACTGAAGCCGACGCCATCCGCAACGCTCGTCTTGCACGGATCCTCCGGCCTGGTGAGTATAACTCCACCACTAAGGAGCCCATCCTATGGAACCCACCCCCGTCCTTATTGGACTTGACATCGGCTTAGTCCTTGCTATTGTCTATGTCATTGACCGCAATGTCTTCCACGCAATCGACCTTATCCTCAGAGCAATCCCTGTCTGGTTTGAACTACGAAGAAATCAAATCATTCTTGGAATGCAGCTGTGGTTCGATAGACGATCACTCCGAAATGATGCCCTGGGACGATTTCTGGCAAATCGTAGACTCAAAAGCATCCTCGACAACCCCGACTACCAAGAGTTCTTCCGTGACCAAGTACAGTCCGACCCACTACAAAAGAGGGACGATTGAGATTTGGGATTTCATAGTTGACCAAGGCCTTGACTACCTGGCAGGCAACGTGATTAAATACGTTTGTCGCGCAGGCCACAAGAGCCACGAGTCCGAACTGGATGACTGGCTCAAAGCTAAGGCTTACGTTGACCGCAAAATCCAACAGCTTTCCCACGAGCGTAACCGCTAACCATGTCATCGCTGCTCCAACAAGCCATTGCCTTTCGTGAGGCCATGGACCAACCTATTAACACAGTTAATGAGTATGTGCATGAACTACAAGCAAACCTTATCACCGAGGAATACCTTGAGTTCGTTGGCGCTTTCGATGCTGAATTTAAAACCCTTGACACCGTTGAAGAAAATCAAATAGCTCAATTAAAGGAGCTTGCTGATCTTGTATTCGTGTGTTATCAATTTGCAGCTGCTCGTGGCTGGAACCTAGACGAGGCCATGCGCCGTGTCTTTGAATCCAACATGAGTAAACTCGTGGACGGCAAGCCCCTCCGCCGCGAAGATGGCAAAGTTCTTAAGGGGCCTAATTACCAACCTCCTGTTCTCGACGACCTTATCTAAACCAATGTCCCCCAACAAGATTGCACGAACTGGCCGTGTTCAAAACTGGATTGACAACCCTGAATCTCGACTACCGGTCAGCTGTACGGTCTTCCAAGTGGAGGACACTATGGAAGGGCCTGAAGGAATCGAAGCATCCTGGCGCTTTGTTTCGCACGCTCTTCGTAACGGAGCTGGCGTTGCTGTTCATCTCTCTAAGCTTCGTCCTAGAGGGGCAGAGAATGGAAAGGGCCTTACAGCGTCTGGTCCCGTCTCCTTTGCCCGCATCTACTCTGCCCTCAACGAAACCCTGAGGCGCGGTGGAGTGTATAAGAATGGGGCTGTGGTGTGTCACCTCGATTATACCCACCCTGATGCTCTTGAGTTCATCACTGCTTCCCGAGCCGACCTCGCCTGGGTCAAGCGGTGTTTGAATGTTGATGAGAACTTTCTCAAGTATGCCTCTGACGAACTGCTTGATGCCGCCATTGATGGTATTAAGAAGGGCGACATCTGGCTTAATAAGATTCGTTATGATGCTGAAGGCAATCGCATCCTGGGCAATGTTTGTCTGGAGGTGTATCTACCTAGTCGTGGTACCTGCCTTCTTCAGCATATCAATCTCGGAGCTTGCGGTATTGAGGACTTGGTTCCTGCATTTACTGAGGGCATGAGTTCCCTTATCGAGCTTCATGGAAAGACTGGTGTTGGGGAAACCGGCGAATACCTTCCCCCCGAGACTGACCGACAGATTGGTCTTGGTGTTCTTGGTCTGGCTAACTTTCTTTGCCAGAACGGCGTAACGTATAAAGAGTTTGGAGACGCCCTAACCAAATTCCATACTCATCAACCGGAGCATACTCCGGCATACCTCCTTGTATCTGAACTTGCAAAAGCCGTTGAAATTGCAGCACAGATTGCACGAGCCGCTGAAATGGACCGTGCCTTTGCTATTGCGCCTACGGCTTCCTGCTCTTATAACAACGTCGATCTGCGTGGCTATACTACTGCCCCAGAGCTGGCCCCTCCTATCTCTCGTCACGTCGATAGGGATAGTGGGACTTTCGGAGTCCAGTCTTATGACTACCCGCCGGACATCGAAATTGCTTCTGAAGTAGGTTGGGAAGCTTACAAGAAAGTTGTGGATGGTCTTGTCCGCCTCTTCCAAAGCACACTTCTCTTCCATGGGTATTCGTTTAACTCGTGGTCGGACGTTGTTACCTATGATAGGGAGTTCATTTATGAGTGGATGTATTCTCCTCAGACGAGCCTCTATTATTCTCTTCAGGTGATGCCTGATACTCAAGCTAAAGATGATGCACTTGCAGCTCTTGATGAAGACTTTCGTGATCTCTTTGGTTTTGATGAAGACATCGACCCTGATTGCGGCTGTCCCACTGTTAAACCCGAAAACGAACCCTGTATTCCCTGCGGAGAATGAGCCCAACCCTATCGCCCTACGATCAAGTTATCAGCCGCAAACGCAAATGGACCCCAGTGGCGGTTCAAAAGGGCAAGGTGGTAGAGGGGGCCGAGGACGCACTCAAACGCGCCCTTGGTCTTCGCCACCTGGAATTGCCTGTGCGTGAGTTTCTTCAACAAGGCCTGGAGAAAGAACTCCCCAAAACCCCTGGTGTTCGGGAGGCATTACTCTCCAACCAACGTGATGAAGAGAACCACGACCAGGCATTGAATTATGTAATTGATGCCCACGGTGCTAACCCCAAGTATGAGGAAGAAGCTAAGCACATCTTAAAGGCTTGGCTTGACGCGCCTGAGCATCCGATACTCAAAGCAGCTATTCTGGAGCGCAGTGTCTTCTTCGTCATCCTCCCCTTTTTCCGATTCAATGGAGATGTCGGAATCCGCACCACAGCAGCAGACATCAGCCGCGACGAACAAACCCACGTCGCAATCCACTCGATGGTCTGTTCCGAGCTGGGTCTCAAGTCCACACCAAGCCTCAATCGTTTGCGCCGCGCCACAGTAGGCTGGGTAGTTGATGGACTCACATCCTCAACAAATAAATACCTAGATAAAGATTTTTGGCTTCATCAATCTGATTCGCTGTATGAACGCGGTAAAGCCCCTGGCTTGAAAGATACCCAACGCGCTCGGATGCCCGCCTTTTTTGAGGCGGCAAATACCGATCTTCCACAATACGGATGATTAAAGCGTGTTCTGAGTGTCGGCACTTTTTTAACGCCAGTTACTTTCATCCCGAACCAAGAAACAAAGATGGCTTAAATGGGACATGCCGCAAATGTCGCAATAAAAAAGCGGTGATGTGGCAACGTTTAAATCCACGCACAAAACGCAACACCCATTTAAAATCCAAATTTGGAATAACCATTGATCAGTTTGATGAATTGCTGGCTAAACAAAATCACTGTTGCGCCATTTGTATGTCACCTGATTCAAAAGGCCGTGGAACGTTTCATGTAGATCACTGTCACCAAACAGGACAAATACGAGGATTGCTTTGTCATGATTGCAACACTGGTATTGGTAAGTTTGGAGACAGTCCAAAGGCTTTGAAAAAAGCTATTGATTACCTTGAAAGATTCTACGATGGCTTACCTTGATGAGGACACCCTTCCCCTTACACATGTAGTAGGGGGTAGGGTTGATCTACTTCGGCTCATTGAAGAGCTTGAAGAGATGTATCCTGATCGTTTTCCTGATTGCAACATCTCTGAGCGGGAACTAGCTTTCCAAGCTGGAGCTATTGCAATTATCAAACATCTTAAAAACAAAACTACTAGAGATTAAGATCATGTGTCTTGCTCCGCAACCCCAGCGGTTTACTCCGCCCTCTCCTCCCCCGCCGCCCCCTGCTCCTCCTGCCCCTCCGCCGCCGCCTCCGGCTCCTGTGAGTGCTGGTGAAAAGGTTGGTACCATTAAGACCGCTGCTAGTATGCGTGGTGCCCGTAGCAAAGCCGCTGGCGCTGCTGGCTTTACCGCCCCTCGTGCTACTCCCACCCCTACCCTTGGCACTATTTCTGGCCAAGCAACCGGCCTTAACATTCCTCAATGACAATGGAAAATCAATCTGCTGCTGGCCGCTACGCTCGCTTGGCAAGTGACAGAACGATCTTCCTTGATACTGCTCGGGAGTGTGCGCGTCTGAGTTTGCCCTACCTACTCACGCCAACCGGTGTGATCAATGGTCAGCACCTGCCCACTCCTTGGCAATCAATCGGTGCCAAAGGCGCGAACGTCATGGCCTCGAAGCTTATGCTTAGCTTGTTCCCTGTGACAGCTACGTTCTTTAAGCTTCAGATCAACGACGGTAAGCTCGCCTCGGATCCCAATCTTGATGCTAGGATCAAATCAGAGATCGACCTGAGCCTCTCCAAAATGGAGCGGGTCATCATGCAACACGTTGCCGAATCACAGGATCGTGTGATCCTTCACCAGGCAATGAAGCACCTGATCGTAACCGGGAATGTCCTGGTATACATGGGTTCGAGTGGTGTCAAGCTTTACCCTCTTGACCGTTTTGTGGTCGTCCGTGATGGAGAGGGTCAGCCCACCGAGATCGTTACTGTTGAATCTATCAACCGTCAATTCCTTCCAGAAAAATTCCAAACCTCTAAGAGTGCCACCAACCGTGTGGATGACAACACTGCTACTCCTTCTGTGGATGTAACAGTTGGTGAGGATGAAGCTGCTGTTTATACCTGGGCCAAGCTCACGGATGGACAATGGCGTTGGAGGCAGGAAGTTGATGGAGAGATTATTGAAGACAGCTATGGCAAGTCTCCAAAAAACACAACCCCGTGGCTGCCGCTGCGGTTTAACATTGTGGATGGAGAAGACTATGGCCGTGGTCGCATTGAAGAATACCTTGGTGATCTGAAGTCCCTTGAGGGTCTGATGCAAGCCATGGTAGAGGGTTCTGCTGCCGCAGCTAAGGTTGTCTTCCTTGTATCTCCAAGTGCTACGGTTAAGCCGTCTACCTTGGCAAAGGCAGGCAATGGAGCTATTATCCAGGGCCGTCAAGAAGATGTGTCGGTTGTTCAAGTTGCCAAACAGGCTGACTTCTCAACTGCCTATCAAATGATCACCCAGCTAACCCAACGGCTGAGTGAGGCCTTCCTTATTCTTACTGTGCGTCAATCTGAACGCACCACCGCTGAAGAGATCCGTGCTACCCAGCAGGAACTCAACGAACAACTTGGTGGTATCTATGGTAACCTTACCACAGAACTGCTTCGTCCGTATCTCCAACGGAAGTTGTTTGTTCTTCAGCGGTCCAACATCCTACCCAAGCTTCCTAAGGGTGTGGTCTTCCCAACTGTCATCGCAGGCATCGAAGGTATTGGCCGTGGTCAAGA